CATAATAATTAAGTTTGCTGGTAGTGGAGTTATATACCATCGCACCTACAGTAACAGTCATCGCATTTCTCTGAGCAGTAGTTACAACTGGAGGATAAAATGGTGCTGTTGTGCTAGTGCATTTAACTTCACCTGTTGCAGTTACCTTTCTACAATCAATATCCTGACAATCCACATCAGAACAATCAATATTTTGACTTATACTTACATCATAAGTACTTCCATTTGCCAAAATACTGTTTACAGTATCCCCTGCTGAAAGATTGCAATAATATTTTGCCATTATAATGTCCTCCTATCATAATGATATCCTGCAATTGAATATTGAGTATTATCTCCTGGATAATCTTCGGGAGTATCTCCTTCATACTCTGGGATTAATCTTTCACCATCAGAACGAGCAGCAAATACATGGAAGAAAGCATTAATAGGCATTCCACCTTGTGCTTGAAGATATATGAATTCATCATCCCATCTCTTCACAATAATATCTTGATGTGCTCCTATTGGAGTTAAACTTACAGTAATTGTTGTTGTATCAACCAAATCTTTCCAATATAGGGGAAGTGCAATTGTATTTTTATTTGTTCTTCCACGATAATAAATCGCACCTTCTGGGCCTTCTAAACATATGTGTCGTAATCTATATCCTTCTTTAGATGGGTGTTTAATATCAAATCCTTTCCATCCTTGAACATTAATTGAACTACCAGACCAAGAACAAGATGATCCTGTGCAATTTTGTAGATTACTAGTAATTAAATTACCATTATGTGTCTTATCACCGTTATGAACTGTGTTGCCATTGTGTAGCATATCACCAGTCATATTTAAGGCATTTGGAGTTCCACCATCACCTTCAATTCTTACATTACCTTTTGTGTGAAGTGATCTAGATGTTCCTTTTGTGTTTTCCCTTCCCACCATTAAAGTGGCATCAGCAGAAGAAAAAGCATCTACTTTTCCTATCTGAGTATTTCCTTCAATATATGCGGAGTGGTCAATCTTTTCCTTTCCTATTCCTAATGCTTTAGGAACTCTTTTTTTAGCAGCAACTATGAGTTGCCCACCGTATGCGAATATTTCGTCGAATGCAAATGCCATATTACTCCTTGTTTATTTGTGCGGGTTCTGGTAATTTTAATTTAGACATAGCAGCAGAGACTCCTTCAATGAGTGGTGATAACATTTGAGTTCCAAGACCACCTCTCAATGTTAGTAATCCTGATGTCATAACTTTACAAGATTGCTTACCATCTATTGTAACATTTTTTGAGTCGAGTTTCAAGGTCTCAGTTGAATTAGCCCAAAGTACACCATGTGGAGCATTACCATTAGCAATAAGTTCAATATCAAGTGCCTCTAATTTTATCTTACCATTTGCTGCCTTTAATGTTATGTCACCATTCTTTGCTAGAATCATGACTGCTTGTTGTTGTTGGGTTAAATCATCTCCCGTCTCAATAAAAGTTGCACCAGGTGCACTCATTAAAGTATAACCTGTGCGTTCACCATCTTCATCAAAGCACATAAAATG